GTGGCATTTTCACCTTCGACCTGTTGTTTCATTTCTTCAATGTCCTCATCAGACATCATCATTACGTTCTTCATTGCCCACTCACGGGAGAAGTACTCACCCACATACTGAGATACTTGATCAAGAGTCTGTAGTCTGTTCTGTAACAGTTCAGCATCTTTCAACTCAGTAAAGTGGTTGTCTCTCTGAAAGTCTACTGTGATAAACCCTTTCCACTCATTCCAATCCTGTTCGGTAATAATACCCTTGAGGATTAGTTGCTTCTTGAGTATACCAGTAAACATCGCAGAGAACCTTTTACGCAGTCGATCAATAAACTTCTGGAACTTAACCTCGTCCCGTCCGATTTCTGTTGAACGACCTAGTGTAAACTGTGCTTCCTGTTCCAAACGAGATACTGGTACATTCAGTGAACGGTACAGTCTCTTCTGGAAGTAGATAATGTCATCAATCTGTCCGAGGTTTTCACCACCGGGAAGTGTGCTGATCTCAGTACCACGACCACCTTCCCTACGAGGCAACCAGAAATCTTCGAGCATAGACATATGCTTGCGATCATCTTTCAGTTGACCTGTGTTCGAATCATATACGATCTTGTTTCGATACTTAGACATAATGTCTTTCATATATGTTTCTGATTTATTACGAGGCATATTACCTACATCTATGTAGAATATTCTTCGTTCGGGAGCACGAGCAAGACGGTAGATTACGAGTGAATCTTCCATCATGCGTAATTGATTGATTGGTTTTAGTGCCTTATGTAGATAGGACACGACCTGTTTTTTACTAGGGTCTAGCAGACCACTAGAAACATATGAGATGCTATCTGGAGAAAGTCTTACCCCTTGGTTTTGACCTGCTTTCTCTTGATAGATGTAAAATTCTTTTACTTCTTTTACTATGTTCGCACCAGACCGTTGGTCTTTCTCTTGTTTTACTTCTTTAACTTTGCGAATCTTTGCGGCATCAATCGTTCTGATTTCTTGGATACCTGCTTTAAGATTTGATTCATTGACTACGAGGTGGTGATAAACACGACCATCTACATAGAATGAACGGAATATGTCGTGACCTAGTTCACCAAAATTCAGCATAGAGTATATGCCATTGAACTCATCGGTCATCTGCTTTTTGATGTTGTCGGGTGCTTCTACTTTGTCCAGATTAAGTTCACAAGACTGATTTTGCTCAGAACCCACAATGGATTCGTTCACAATGTCTTCGATTGCGGCATCTACTTCTGGATGGGTAGCAACTCCACGATACTTTACAATAAGTTGTTGGTTGTCCTTTGCCTTGTTGCCTTCCATGTCAATGTACTGACCATAGTGACTACCAGACGCAGTGACATAACCCGCACCATCGTCATCGGTGGGAGCAACAATAGATTTTAACTTATCCTTCTCTTTAACTGGTTTGTCTTGTCTTTTTAATTCAAAACCAAACAGTTTGAGAACACTGTTGTCTTGTTCTGCCATGTACATACCTTCTTTCTATAATAAAGAGGTAAGGGATTATTCCCCTACCCCCTTATCTATAACTAGATTAACTCTAGGATGTTGTGTTACTTTCCCAATACTGTACTTGGAATTCAACCGTAAACTCTTCGATCTGATCATTTGTTTCGTAGTTAACATCAATAGCACTGACATTAGTTGGGAAACAACCACGGAAGTTATAAGTTTTGATTGAAGAACCATCACGATCTAACTGCTCAACAATCAAATCTGCTTGATAATCAGCAGGATTGACCAGACCAGTGTTTGCTTGGTGACCGTTGATACCATTCATCCATCGTTCCATTGCATTACGAGTACCGAAATCGGTATCGTTGATGATGGTTACTGTCCAAGGTTCAAAGGTACGATCTCCTGCCATCTTCAACTGTCTGCCACGGAATGGTACATCAAAGAATGCCATTGCGGAAGCAGGAAGTTGCGCTGCTTTACATAGGAAGGATGTAAGTTCTACATCACCACCCGCATAAGCAGGGAAGTTAATCGTTGCTTTGAACAGATTGGGACGAGCACCGCCCCCTTTTAATTTTGACTTAAAGTCATCTACACCTAAAATTGCCATTTCTCAATACTCCTTATACTGTGCCAATGACTTCTTCAAACTCTACACCTGACCTAACCGCAACAAAGTTCAATGTTACATAGTTAATAGATCGTGCGGGTTTGACGAAGATACTTGCAATGAATTCATTACGGTCAACAACTGCGGGAGTGTTATTGGTTGCGTCACAAACTACTTTAAAGTCTGTGATACCTCTCCGACCTTGAATCTCTCGTAAGAAAGGTTCAACAATGTTAACGAACTCCGCACGAGTAAACTCGTCATTGAATTCGAACATTACGTTTCGACCTGCGATACCAATTGCTCTCTCAATTGCCAAGAACAACCTACGAACATTAATGCGATCAAACGCAGATGGTCGTGCTAGGTTAGTCTTGTCACCAAAGAGCATAACTCCCTGACCGGGAATATTAGCAATCGGGTTAATTCCTGCTTTGTACAAAGTGTCTCTTTCTGCTTTTGTACTAGACAGTACAATATCAGTGATGCCGAGATAACGACCTCGTCTTGCACCCGCAGGTGAGAACCAAGGTGCCGCAACCAAATCAGTTGCCGCCATTAGTCCTGCGGTTGAAGATGCGGCAGGAATCTTAACGTACTGGTCATTGTACTTATCAAATACCTTGAGGTAGTTGTTGTCCTGTACCAAGTAAGATGACTTGGTGTAGGTATCAGCAGTTGTTTTAACAGCAGTATTGGTACCTAAAGTAATTGCCGCATTACGATCTGGTGAGGCAACTGCCACACAATCTTTTCGTGCTTCTGCAATAGCAACTAGGTCATTTACAACAGTCGTTGCCGTTGCCGTATCCGCACATTCTGGCATGATGAGGAAGTCTATTTCGATGTTATCCGCATCATTGAACTGATCGTATCCAGTAGCATAGTCACCAGTTGCGAGTGATGCGTCAGTTACACCACCAGTAAAATCCCATTGGGATTGTTGACTGTTTGTAGCATTCGTCTTAAAGTCTACTGCCGCACCTTCGATTGCTTTATTTCCCCAGTTGTTGGAACCCGCACCGAAGTCACCGTGATCGGCAGAGTCGGTCAAACCCACATGAGGAATACCCGCATAAATCCATTGTGATCTATCGGTTAGTACATCTTTGTAGTAGTTTGAGGTACCATCAGCATTCTTCGCATTGGATGCGACTGATAGGAATGGGAAGGTTTCTAGTACAGTGTTTGCAACACCAGTGATTCCACCATCACGGTCAATAACCGCAATATGAACTTCATCATTGGTTGCACCTAGTGTTTCAGCAAACGCAGATGTGCCAGTAGCACCATCAAATGAACCTTTGTATGCCCAGTTGTTGAATGCGTTAGTCGCAGAAAGTGCACTATCCGAAGTACCTACCATAGAAACTCGTAAAGAGTTACCAAGTACACCGGGATATTTCGCAATAAATGCTCCGTCATTACTATCTAATGAAGCATCTCGGAATCCGTCTACAGTATTATGTGTAGGTTGTACGAAGAAACTAGTTTCTTCAGTATCCCGAATGGTATTCACTCCTTGTGCGTTCTTTGCGGCAGCGGTTGTTTCACGAACAACATACATTGAACTTGAGTATCTTAAAAAATATGCGGCAGAATGGAAATCTACCGAATTGTCTTTGGTGGGTGCCGAGAATGTGCTTACAAGTCCAGTTTCATCAGAAACTAGAGTTGCTTGACCAACAGGGCCCCAACCGAAATTTCCCACAATTGCACCAGTAGAAGTTTGAACATTAGGCACTACGCCCGTGAGATCAATTTCTTTTACTATTACAGCAGGGGAAGCAGAGGGTGTAAAAAGTGCCATAACTCTATCCTTTCGTTTAATCTAATTATAAGTTAACATAATACGGTGCGAACACCGCATTAAATACGGTAGTTTCAATACA